CTGTCTTTTGAGTATGGAATAATTACGCTTACTTTGGTTCGTAACATAATAAAAATACTTTAGGGGTTAATTCTTCTTTATGTGTACAATTCCAATCACTAAACGCTTTATCAAAGTGTTCGTGTTCTAGTTTGAAAGTATGGTATTCATCAACTTCAATCCCTATTCCTGTTAGAATGATAATATTTTTTCGTGCTATTCGTTTCATATTCTCACACGCCTTATCGAAATCACGGCAATTATCTAGGACTGCAAATGCGCAAACTGTGTCATGTACGCCAAAATCAAAATTAGTATAATCTTCAATAGAACATTCAAAAGCATCCTCATTAATAGGGAACGCATCAATGCCAATATACTCAACCCCCTCATCTAAACAAGATTTAAGAAACATACTACCACACCCAACGTCAAGAACTGAATGACCTACACCGCACTTATTTAAATGTGTTTTATAATCTCTAATAACGTTATCTAGTTTGCGATTGTCATCTGAATGACCTACCGACTTTCTACGCTTGTTTAAATTCTTTGTAGCGTTTACCCATGTTTGCTTATTTACTTTCATTTCGTCAATTCTAAAATTTTATAACCTGTACTTTCGATATTATGATTAATATAAAAACCTGCTGGAGTTAATAACATATTCCTATCTACGTGTTTTAAGTCCTCTAATATACGATAAAAACTTTCTTTGTCATTCGCTAAACTGAAATAACACGCACCGTAAACGTCGTCATATACTTTCGGGTTTAAGTTTTGAGTAACGACATGACAACCCAAACCACTTGCTTCAAATGCTGTAACACCAAAACAACCATAAGGCTTACCTTGTTGCATAGGTGCAAATAGTTCTACGTAAACATGACATTCACTCATTCGCTTAAGTTGTTGTTCATGACTTACTTTAGTGCGGTCTATTCGTATTTCAAAGTCATCTTTAAACTGATTCAAAACGTATTCAATGCCATCAGTACCTTTTACAAATGGATTACTTGGGTAATGTCCTATAATTAGTTTTCCATCTTGGCGTTTAGGTTGACTCATCAATGTGGTATGTGGTGCAATGTAACTCATATTACCCAATTGAATGAACTCAGTTTGGTCAGTTAGTTGTTTATAGTCTTTGAATAACTCATTATACATTTCATGGTTTTGCCTGTAACGTGTCCCTGAATGATAAATAACAATTCGTTTCGGCTTACCTTCCAATACGTGTTTTAAAAGTCTTTCATCACTATGAAATATCTGAACGCAATCATAACCACCTACGATATGTTTGATGTCTTGCGGTCTAATTGGAAGTGATTGTGTTGCATAGTTGAACACGTGTCGATTAATAGAATAATCTTTACAATGCACTCCGATTGAACGTAGGGCGTTTGCATTTTCGTGACTCATATTGGCGTAATCGTCAACAGATAAGTTTAAATATCGCATACCAAATAAACAAAGATATTAATAAAAGTAATATGTAAACAAGCAACCTCATTCCGCAAAGTATTTACCACGCCTTGCAAGATTTTTTCGTGCTTGGTTGTATAGTGCTAAACTCATAACGCTGTCATCATGTATTCCTTCGGGTGCTGAGTATTTAACGTGGCGTGTCTTAGCGTCAAACACATAAGTAAACGCTTCTAGTTCGTCAATTAAATATTCAATGTTAGGCAGACTCAATTCGTTTTGCTCAAATGAAACCGCTAAATCTTCAATCATTATTGGTTTAGTCTTTGAGGTTGTTGTAAATGGTGAAATAAGATTGCCTACTTTCTTTTTAAGCATCTCAAAGAATACATCGCCTTGATTGTTTACCTCAACATAAACATCGGCTCTATACTCATTAATTTTACTTGCAACCTTATCAATTATATTAGTCCATTCATCTTGTCGCCATCGATCAACAAACAACACTCCACCATCTTTAGTGCCAATAGTTAGCACCGTATAATCATCTGCCCTACCAATATCTAAACCACCGTACAACTTACCTACTTGACTTGATTGTCTAATTGATTCACGAACGTTTCTAAATAACCCAGTTGCACCATCAATAAATTCGGCTAAGTATTCCTGTCGAAAGATATGGTCAGGAACGGTTAAACGAATAGCGTCAATCTCTCGTGGGTCAATCATTGGATTGTCATAAGACGAATATTGAAAGTATCTATATCTGTCGTCATCATGTCTAAGCAATGAAAGTTTATACATCATTCGCTTACCTTTTGGAGTTGAAATAAACACAACCTTTTTACCTTTTACAAGTACGGTAGGTTGTAATACTTCTTCCCAGGTGTTTGCTTTCATAAAGTCAAACTCATCACAAATAAGATAGTCGAATGTATTACCACGAATACCATCAGGACGCTCAGCACTAAAGAACTGAATAACACTACCAAATCCTTTAACGATTAACTCAGTATCGTTGTATTGAAATAGTCCACTACTTAACGTGGCTTTCTTTAGTTCTAGGTAAACTTTCTTTGATTGCTTATAGATTGGACTTACCCAACCGATATTACAACCTTTATCGTTTATAGCCCAATAAAGCTGTTGGTTATTACACAGCATCGTTTTACCGAACTGCCTACCAATATTCAATACATAGTACTTCGCATTATCGTTGTTGATTGCGTTATGTATCTCACGTTGCTTTTCATGGGGTCTATATCCTTTAATTGTCGAACTCAAATTTATCTACCGTTTTACTTTCGATATGTTGCTTGTCGTGCATTCCTAAAGCGTTCTTAGCGTAGAAAATACCTTTGCCTTCATTAGCTACAATGTCCTTTGCAAGCGCTTTAAAATTGTCGTTTATTCTTTTTATAGTGTTACTTTTAAGCTCATCTTCAGACTTCAACCATTCGTAATAAGTCTTTCTTGCTATCGTGTCCATCTTTAAAAGTGGAATCCAAATATTTAGAAAATAGTCGATAGTTGGAATATGTCTATCCATTACCTCAACTACTTTTCCACTTCCTGAAACGACTTCTTTTGTGTGTGCCATACATTCCTGTAAATACAAGTCAGCAAGTTCACCAAGTCGTATTATAAAGTCATCACTTTTTTGATTCATGATACTCTTCAATTAATTCAATCAATTTCTTTTCACCTGCTTTGTGGTGGTATTTAATGCCGTAACTATCACAAGTATTTTTTAACTCAGTTAGTCTATCCTGATTAACAGTAACCACTTCAATATTCGGTTTACTTACTTCTGTTGCTTCGTGCTTTTCTTCATGAAACATCACAAAATTATACAGAATATTTACAGCGTTATTAATACAACTTGAACAACCTTTACTAACCCCAATCTCTTTACCTGTCGATTGCTTTGTAATTTCTCGGTGAACTAAATCTAAATGTAGAAATTCCTTTTCGTCAATATCAATTGCTTTACGCATTACTTTGCCACGAATCACATTTAATGATTCATTTGCTTCTTTACTTATTTTCATTTTCTTTTGTTTTTTCTTCTTGTACTGAGAAACTGATGAATGGAATAATAGGTTTATCAGTTAATTTTATAGCTTCAACTCCTGAATTTTCATCAATCACTATTTCAAATGTAGGTATTTCGTTTTTCATTTTCTCAATCTATCAATTAATACTGCAATTAAATACACCCCAATACTTGCAATTGGCGACCAAGTTAAACCAAGCGTTATCCAAAATGATACACAAGGATAACAATCAATAAGTTTAACATATTTAGTCATACTCATTTTAAATGCCTTTCGAATCAGATAAGGCAAATTAAATTCTTGGTGTAAAATGTAAGATACAAACCAACCAATCAAAACAAGCTGGTAGTATTCATGTATTAAGTATTTCATATCGTTTACGTATTTCGTTATTAATCTGTTTGCAAATCGGTGAAATCGTTTGACATACCGACTTTTTTAATCGTTTAGCTACCTTTGTTTTATTGCTTACTAGTATAGCTTCTTTGTATATTCCAACTTCATAACCTAGCCCATCAATCTCTAATTCTAAAAATATCTTATGCAACAAATTAGCATCGTATTTTATTGATTCATCTTCAATTGTATCGGTTAAATCAAAATTCAACGGTGAATAGTCAGGTCGAAAGTTTTTATTGAAACTAGATCGTTTAGAATAATATTGTAACTTCATAGCGTTTACAAAATAACCTCCATTAAT